TTACACCTTCCCCCAATCCTTTTCAGCATTAAAGCAGGGACAAGCCTTGATCCATTCTTCCGGTTCTATCTCACCGTTTCCGTTCAGGTCGGGACTGAGGTCGCGATGTCCGCAGATGCGGCAGCCCGGGTAATCCTTCAATAAAGTGAGAATCAGCACACGCATCGAATGTTTCTGCCATTCGGTACGGGTATCTTTGGGATGTCCCTTGCAGTCGAGCCCGCCTTCGTAGCAGATACCGATACTTTCTTTGTTGAAGCCACGGGTGTGTGCGCCGATGCGTTCGAGAGGTCGGGTCGATTTGATATCCCCATTTTTGCGGATATAAAAATGGTATCCCGTCCCGTTGAATCCCCGCCTGCGGTGGCAGATATCCAAGTCATATTCCGTAAACTCCCTGTCCTCACGTGTAGCGGAACAGTGGATTACTATCAACTTTATAGGTCGCATACGTTCTCTTTCACAGCGCCCGTTGCGTACAATCTTTATTGCTGCATTGCAAGGCTGCCGCCTGTGCAAGTTGTCCCCGCAGTGAAAAGATCTCCGTATGCATTTCCTTCACCCTCGAACTAAGGTCAAAATAATCCTTCAACACCTTCTCCAATTGCTGCATCAGAAAAGTATATTGGTCTTTCACCAGTTCGCTGAACTCTTTTACCTCCTGCGCCATGACTTTGCGCTTCTTGCGGCTGCTGCCCAGAAAGGGCAGCACCGTCATAATGATTTCTATAATCTTATCTAACATGAATGTGATTTATTAATGAAGAATACCTTTAAACAGACGGGTCGGGAGTGACACCACCGCCGCCCGGTTTATCATTTCCGCCGTTTCCGTCATCGGAGCCGTCGGTTTCACCTTCGCCCTTCCCCGCAAGGACGAAATCTACATTATTCTCACTTCGGGTGGCAGTGTGGCTGGTATTCACCAGGTGCAGCGCCTTGTCCGCCACGAAACGGACATTCACCCGGCGGATACTGCGCACCGTGCAATCTTTCTCCTTCTCCGTGCCCTCGCTGCTCAACGTGATGTGGAACGTGCCCAATCCGTCGATCTTCACTTTATCGCCCTGCGTGAGCGACAGACGCAACTGCTCTACAAAAGCCTCGATAGCGTGCTTCACATCTCCCGCTGTGAGCGAAGAATTCGCCTCGATCGCATTCGCCAGCTTATTGACGTCCATAACTCTCACAGTACCCGATTTCTGGCGTACATAATACAACACCTGCGAATCTTCCTGATTCACATACTTTCTGCGCTGATAGCGCTCCACTAATACGTTCATAATTGAAAAAAGTTAAGGTTTAAGTAATAATATTTTCTGTCATTATTGACATTACAAATATACAAAATCTGAAAGGAGAAGTCAAGTATTTTGCCATTTATTTTATACTGATTTTTGAAATAAAACAAGGCACGGATGATTGAAAATTATTGTTGTATAAAATTGAATCTATCTCACACTGGAATCACTTTTACTTTGCATGTTTCAGCAGAAACTCCAATGGCGGTACATAGTCCGTAATTTTCGTCATTTCCGGATTATGCCCAAAATAAGCGTTCCCGGTTTCCCCGTTGCGTTGTTTGGCAACGATTATAATGCCGAGTCCTTCGGTGGGATAACCGCTTTCGCGGTCGGTCGGTATGCGTGCGAGGGCAGGGCGGTAGAGTAGTAACACGACGTCCGCATCCTGCTCGATCGCTCCACTCTCGCGGAGTTGTGACAGTTCGGGGCGACCGGCGGGACGGCCCTCCGACACACGGTTCAACTGGCTGAGCAACACCACAGGCACATTCAGTTCTTTGGCAAGCAGCTTGGCCTTGCGGGTGGCTTGCGCCACTTCCTGCTCTCGGTTACGGTTGTTTTGTCCCGTCGTCATGTCGCATAGTTGCAGGTAATCGATGATAATCATGTTGCACTCGTTTCGGCTTTGCAGCAGCCGGGCGCTGCAACGGATGTGTTCCATGTTGACCGATGTACTGTCATCTACGTGTATCGGGAGACGTGCGAGGTCGGCGGCTGTGGCGTGTGCTTCTGCCAGCTCCTGCGTGCTGACTGTCCCCGACCGCCACCGGCGGGCGCTGATCTCACTGGCTGCCGTCAGCCAGCGGTCGGCCAGCCTTTCCCCTTGCATCTCAAGACTGTAGACGGCTACGGCATATCCTGCCATTGCCGCGTTCCGTGCCAGATGCAATGCCATGCCGGTTTTCCCTACACCGGGACGGGCGGCAAGTACTATTAGATCACTGTTCTGGAGTCCGGACGTCATGCGGTCCAGATCCGTCAGTCCGGTGGGAATGCCGGTCACTCCGTTCGTACTCTTGGCGATACGTCCCTCGGCTTCGCTCATGGCGGCGCTCATCAGTGCGTCCATGTCGCGCAGGTGGGTGTTGTGGTTGAACTCACCCTCCAGGCGGTCGAGCAGGTTGTGTGCATCTATCAGCGAGTCGTCGATATCCATGGTTTCGTCCAGCGAACAGGCGAGAAGTTTGTTGAAGCCCAGGATCATTTCGCGCCGCAGGTATTTTTCGTGCACAATCCGGATGTGGTATTCGATGTGTGCGGAACTTGCCACTTTACTGCTCAGTTGGGTGATACCATACGGACCGCCCGCTTCTTCGAGCTTTCCGCGGTGTGAAAGTTCCTCTTTCACGGTGAGGATGTCGATTTTGGTACCCGCCTGATACATCGCCAGCATGGCGGCGTAGATTATCTGGTGGCGTAGCACGTAAAACATTTCGGGGCGTAGCTTGTCGGCTACCAGCGGCATGGCTTCCTGTTCTATCAGGCAGGCGCCGAGGATCGCTTCCTCTATTTCGGGTGCTTGGGGCGAAACTCTGTTTTCGGTATTCATCATTAATAGGTGTATTCGTTCAGGAAAGCTTTGTTCGATAAATAACTGCCGGCATGGAGGAGGAAGTTGACGTTCGTCTGGTGGAAATAATATACTTCGATGTTGTCGATTGCCAGTTGTTGTTCCTTGTCACTCAGCTTCTTCCACTCGCGTTGCGCCTTGGCGATGTTCTCCTTGGGAAGCTGCGTGATGCTGTGGTATTCGTTCCAGAACAGTTGGAACTTCTCGTTGACAGCTTTCTTTTTCTGTTTCCCGGCATCGGGCAGTCCCACCCATTTGTCATATTCGACGACGCGTATGTGCAGGGATGTATTGTTGGGGTGGGGGATGATTTCGATGATTCCCCGGGTGGCAAGTCCGTGCATGAAGCGGAAAGTCTTCCCGGTGGACCAGTGGAGAACGCGGCTCCAGTCGCGGTAACTGAACAGGCTTTCACCTCTTTTGCACGGGCAGTTCTTGTTGCAGCGGTCGTTGTATAGCGTTTCCGAATAGTTGACTTTCATCAGGATTTTCAGGAGTGCCTCTATCTCTCCCTCTTGCAGGTGCGGATTTTCTATCTGTTGTTGCAATAAGGTTTTCGGGATAATGAGAAAACCATGCTTTGTCATGGCTTGGAAATTAAATTTGTTCATTTTGGCTTATTTAAAATTTTCGGTAAAGGTAATCCCTTTGCGTATGGCTTGCAAGAGGCGTTGTGGTGTGTGGATGACTGTGGACGGTTGCGGACTTCGAATGTACTTCCGCTAACTGTTTTTTCTCTCTGCGGATGTTCTCCGGAGGGGATGATGAAACAGATACTCCGTTTCTGTCCGGCAGAGCCTTTGATACAGACAAACAGAGCCTTCGTTCGGTTGAATCGGAGGCTCTGTTTTAGTTGAAAAATACGGTCGTTTTTACGAACACTTTGTGGAACACTTTTTTTCTACTGCAAATAGCTGTATTTTTGAGAGTTATCTTTCTGTGGGAAAAAATGCCGAACGCAAAGTGGAATACATAATAAACGATAAAAGATAAATGATATATTTAAAAATATATAGTTCGATTTTTCTTTTATTTCTTATCCGTGTTTTTGTTTTCTGCTACGCGCTGTACTTTGACCGACAGTATAATGTGGGGCGGTCCCCAATGGCGGTAGATGATTAGCTGCATTTCGGGGCTGATCTCGATCGTCGTGTCGGTGTAGTGCGCGTCGGCAAGTTGTTCACTCAAAGCATTACTTGCTTTGATACAATTACGCATTTTTTTGCTGGCGGACGATGTACTTGCCATTTGAGGGAAGTATGCCACTGCCAAATCGGAAAAATGCTTGAAACCGTTAATGCTGTAGCTTTCGTCAGCTACTTCATTACTTTTCATAAATTTACAATTTAATTGTTTCTTAATTATGGCTTTTGTCTTAAAAACCGCACAAATGTATGAAAATATATTTGATAAATAACATGAAAGTTTTAGTTTTTATTTCTGTAAATTTATGTATGTAAATTTTTATATATTGAATTTTTTGTTTTACTAAAGTAAAGTGTGGGAATAGTAAATATTATTAATTAAATTATTTGTTGATGAAGAAGGAAAGTTTTACTTCGTTTATGAAACAAGTGGCTGCCGATTTGCAGCAGAGTGGAAATTTAGGGACTGCTCATGTGTATAGAAGTAGTTTGAATGCGATTCTTGTTTTTCAGGAATCGGAAAGCGTGGAGTTTCGGGAAATAACTCCGGAGTGGTTGAAACATTTTGAGGGTAGCCTTCGTGCCCGCGGGTGTAGTTGGAACACGGTGTCTACGTACCTTCGCACGATGCGTGCCGTTTACAATCGGGCCGTCGATCTTCATCGTGCGCCGTACGTGCCGCATCTGTTCCGTTCCGTATATACAGGTACGCGGGCGGACCGCCGGCGGGCGTTGGATATGGAAGACATGAAGAAGGTGTTTGCCCGCCTGTCGCAGTCGGCCGCCATACCTCCCGGCATGAGGGGTGCGCAGGAATTGTTTATCCTCATGTTCCTGCTTCGGGGATTGCCTTTTGTCGATCTGGCTTACCTGCGGAAGAGCGATCTTCGGGGGGATGTCATTACTTACCGTCGCCGCAAAACGGGTCGTCCGTTGTCGGTGACGTTGACACCGGAAGCCATGTTCCTCTTGCAGAAGTATATGAACCGTGATAAGCGTTCGCCTTATTTGTTCCCTATTCTCCGCAGCGCCGAAGGTTCGCCGGAAGCTTATCGGGAATATCAGTTGGCATTGCGCCATTTCAATTATCAGTTGGAACTATTGGGAAGGTTTTTGGGATTGAAGGATAGATTGAGCTCCTATACCGCGCGCCATACCTGGGCTACAACGGCTTATTATTGCGAAATTCACCCGGGCATTATCTCCGAAGCTATGGGACATTCGTCCATTACAGTGACCGAGACGTATCTCAAACCTTTCCGGAGTAAGAAAATTGATGAAGCAAATAAACAGGTTCTCGATTTTGTAAAACGCTCTGTGATAGGTGTAAGCGCTTGATTGTAAGTCTGTTACTTCGTAGGTAACGGGTTTGAATATCGGTGCAAATATGAGCATATTTCTTAAAACAACCAAACGAAATCAAACATTTTTTCCAATAAACTACTCAAAAGCGGAACTAGGACAGATAAAACACGTGGATTCTTTGTATTAGGACTTTGTTAACTTCTAAATATTGCAAAAAGTTTCCCTCCCCTCTGCCGCTCGTCAGAAGCAGGGGTAAAATTTTTAATCGTATTTTGTTTCATTTTTCAGTATTGACTACTCCAAAAGAGCAGGTACAAAGGTTTCTCCGTTACCTACGAAGTAACGGGCCGTCTATTATTGAAACTTAGTGTTTAATAATATATTATTAATGTAATTTTTAAGTAGTTATGAAGAAAAATTTTGTTAGGGTAATGCTTTTCGGGGCATTGGCGCTTACAGTAAGTACAACCGTTACAAGTTGTAAGGACTATGACGATGACATCAAAAATCTGCAAGAGCAGATTGATAAAGTAACGTCCACTAATCCGGTGAGCACAGAGGACATGAAAACGGCCATATCTAGTGCCATTCAGACTTTGCAGACACAGTTACAGACAGCTATTGATGGTAAAGCAGATGCTAAAGCAGTACAGGATTTGCTGAAAACAGTAGAAGCATTGCAGACTGCATTGGAAAACAAAGCAGACGCAAGTACTATTAAAACATTGGGCGACCAGATCACCGCTCTTTCAGAACAAGTGAACTCTATTGAGGGAACTTTGAACAAAACGAAGGAAGACCTCGAAGCTAAAGTTGCCGACCTGACAGAGAAGCTGGCTGGTGCTGCATCTAGCGAAGACCTGAAAAAATTAGCTGATGAACTGGCAGAAGCTAAGAATGAATTGAAGGCTGTGACAGAAATGGCCGAGAATAATGCGGCTGCTATCGTTAGTATACAAGCTGATATTTTAGAATTGCAAAAATTGGATGGCAGAATCACCGCATTGGAAACATTTAATCAAAACGCTGCATCGAAGGATGATTTGGCTGATTACGTAGCCCATTCTGAACTTGCAGGATTGGTTGATGGCGAAGTTCTGGAGTTGCTGAAAGACAATGGCTCTATTGCTAAATACGTAAACGATGCTATCGAATCACAGGTATTGGCGGAAGCCTCTGCTATCAATGTTTCTATCAAAGGTGTAGACGATAAATTAGCAACGTTGAGCACTAACTTTGAAACATATAAACAAGAACAGGCAACTGCTTACCAAACTGTGACTGGTAATATCACTACGCTTACCACATTCAAAACGACTATCGAGACAGCTTTAACTGATGGTGGTTATGAAAATTTTGCGGCAGTATTGACTGAAATTACCACGATTAAAACCAGTTATGGTTATTGTGCTACTAAAGAAGTTTTCGATGGGAAAGTAGAAGCTTATCTTGCTGATTATAAAAAAACGGTAAATGATAAATTCGCTGCATTGGAAAAACGTCTCACGGCACTTGAAAACCAAATTCAGAGCATTGTTTATATTCCTGAATACGAAGATGGACAGGTGAAATTCATGTCTTATTATTATGGTGAAGGAGAAGCTAGAAAAATGATTGCGCAAGCCGATCCTATCCAGGTGAAGTTCCGTATTTCTCCGGCAACAGCTGCCGCCAACTTTGTAGCCAACTATACTCCTTCATTCGACGCACAGGAAATAAAGACTCGTGCAGCAGAAGAGATTTATAGCATTGAAGGCACGCCGACAGTGGACGAAGCTACAGGTATCGTAACCTATACTCTTTCTACGACTACAGACAAGAGCTATGCTATTAGCCTGAATCTGAAAGCTAAAGATGCAACTAAGAATTTGACGGATATCAGTTCTAATTATTTCCCTGTAATTGCGGATTATAGAGTGATTACATCTGTAACATTGAATTCACCGAACCAGGACGTGGCTACTATGCTTTCTGATAACGCTGCTTCAAAAATCGACTATGGTACAGGTGCTAAAGTGCTGATGACTGGTAAGGACAGAGCAGGAAATGCTATCATCGACGAAGCTATTAGCGAGAGTGCGGTGAATAAGAGTTTTGCGGTGAAATATACACTAAAAGCAGCGGACGACTACAACGACTTCAAAATTGGAGAAACTAATGGTGTTCTGGAACTAAAATCCTATAGTTCTTCGTTCAATAATAAAAAAGTAACTGCCCAAGCAAGAATTACAATGAAGGATGCTGCAGGGGATGCTGTATCTACTTTTACAAAAGAATTTGCGCAAGTAACAGCTGGTGAACAGGTTATTAAGACTTTAGCAGTGAATCCTTCCGGAATCGGTACCGTAGAATTCAAAAGTAAAGGAGAAGAAGCATCGGTATTTGATGTTGACTTAACTGGTCCTAATTACTCTACTCTTGGCATTACAGAGGCTGATTACCAGGCTCTTGGAAGTGAATGCTTCGACTTTGAGACAGGTGCTAAGAGCGGTATTAAATTTGCATTCAAGGAAAATACAACTACGAACGAGTTAACAGTGGTTGTTCCGGCAGGTATACCGGTTAATACTTATAATGATGTGACACTGACAGTAACAGTATCGCCTACCCAGAAATTTACGATAACAGCTAATGCTACGGTTCAGATAACTAATGCAGATTATGCTTTGAATTTCAATACGGATATAGCAGCTGGTGGTACTATGACACTCCAGCCTACTTATGCTCCGTTTGATAAGCCGACATTAGTGAGCTTCTCATCTGATTTGAAAAATGCATTTAATAATTATGCTACAGTTGAAGGTAACGCAGATAACGCAGGCGCTTCCATTAAGTTTGCAATAGATAATGCTCCTATAGCAGGTGTATCTATTAGCGAAGATCATGTATTGACGGTTGATGGCAGTAAATATAAAGGAGATAATATTGCTGTTAAGGTGAATGTTGTAGGTAAAAATAACGAAGATGCTGATGTTACATTATCATCAGCAGAAAAGACTTTAAATATCACTCCGACTAGTCTTGCAGGTTCATGGACTGCACCGGCAAGCACGACAGTGAAGATTGGTAGGGATAACTATCAAAGTACGTTTGATCTGGCAAATGGTTTCTCATGGAAAGCGACTAATGATAAGACAATCTGGAAAGATGGTAGCGCAAACACTACTGATTGGGGTGCATCTCCGTTAACTGTATTTGGAGTAGATCTTCCTACTTTCACAGTGGCATCTGCTGATCAACAATATGTTTCTATTACTGAATCGGGCGTATTGTCACTTACTGAAACTGGTAGGAATTTGGATCCTAGTGCTAAGAAAACAATTACCGTAACCATCAATGCAGCTCCCGGATGGGGAACTATTACTGGCTATGATGCAGGTAAGATAGTTACAGTAGAGATTAAATTAGGTACAGCATCAGACCAACCTTTTGACTAATAGCTGTTTCTAAGATCATCTCTCCCTTACATTCATTCTAACATCTCGAATAGAGGGAGAGATGATATCTCTTAAATAGATAATTTTTTATAAACAATAAAACCATTCTTCACTTGTGTGTGAAGATATTTTTACCCCAGAACAAAGCGAAGGACACAGCTTGTGAAAGTCAATCCTTCCATCTTTGTTCTTCTTTAGAAAAGGGATGCCTCCCACATTTCCCACAGGTATCCCTTTTTATTTTTTACTCTCGGAGCGTCTTTTTGTTGTACTAGAATCAAAGTGCTAGTCCCCCATTTCCCTATAGGTAAAGGAGGCGTTCCCAAGATGCAGAAAACCCGGGCTTGCGAAAGTCCGGGTTTTCCTGATTAATAACCAATAACAATAACCAATAACAACTAACAATAGAATATGTAAATGAAAAAAGAAACCTATTCTTTATCCCACTCCTTGCTCGCTTCAAAACAAGGACAAGCCTTGATCCACTCTTCCGGCTCAATCTCACCGTCTCCGTCAAGATCGGGACTAAGATCACGATGTCCGCAGACACGGCATCCCGGAAAATCTTTTAATAAAGTCAGGATAAGAACCCGTAGCGAGTGTTTCTGCCAACAAGTTCGCGTGTCTTTCGGCTGTCCCATGCAGTCCAGTCCGCCTTCATAGCAGATACCGATACTTTCCCGGTTGAAACCACGGCTATGTGCACCGATCCGTTCTAACGGACGGGTAGACTTAATATCCCCGTTCTTACGAATATAAAAATGATAACCCACACCATTGAAGCCGCGGCGACGATGGCAAACGTCCAAATCATGTTCGGTAAAAGATTTATCCTCGCGGGTAGCGGAGCAATGAACGACAATCAGATTAATAGTTCTCATGCGTTAGGCAGGTATTAAAGAAGTGGATGATGATGCGGATTCGGAACCATTGTTGCGCTGAATACACTCTTTATTGACACACTGTAAAGTGACAGCTTCCGAAAGTTTGCCTTTTAATGAAAAAATTTCCGAGTGCATTTCCTTCACACGGTCGCTCAAATCGAAATAATCCTTGAGCACCTTTTCGAGCTGCTTCATAAGGAAGCCATACTGCTCTTTCACTAGTTCGCTGAACTCTTTGACGTCCTGCATCATTTGCTGACGTTTTTTGCGCCCTCCGAAAAAAGGGAGGATGGCTGTAATGATATCAATGATTTTGTCTAACATCTTTCTTGAATTAAAGATTAAAAATTAAAGATTGAGAATTGAGAATTAAAAAATAAGAGAAACTAAAAATAGGAAAACTAAAAAACACGAGAATGAAAGAAAATGGAGAAATAAAGAAAATGAGAAAATGCGGGAAAGAGAAAAACAGAAAAACAGAAAAACAGCAACCACATGGCAAGGAACCATACATGGATCAGTTCCTGAAACCATGTGATACTGTTTTTTCTAAGGATGAAGTTTCATTCTGCCAAAGAAGATAGAGCGGGCAGCTTATTTACGCTGCTGGATCCGGTGCTTCTCCACCGCCCGGTTTATTGCCCCCCGAACCGCTGCCGGAATCATCGTCCGAACCACCGTTTCCGGAATCGCTTCCATCGCCCTTTCCGCCCAGGACGAAGTTCACGTTGTTTTCGCTTCGTGTACTCGTATGGCTCGAATTCATCAGCTTCAACGCTTTGTCGGCAACAAAGCGGACATTGACACGGCGGATGCTGCGCACCGTACAATCTTTCATAGTCTCCGTACCGTCACTAGTCAGCGTGATGTGGAACGTACCCAATCCGTCAATCTTCACCTTGTCGCCCTGGGTGAGCGACAGACGCAACTGTTCCACAAATGCCTCGATGGTGTGTTTCACATCTCCGGCAGTCAGTGACGATTTACTTTCGATGGCGGTAGCCATCGTATCAACGTCCATCACTCTTACATTGCCCGATTTCTGACGTATGTAATACAGTAACGGAGCATCCTCCTGATTTACATACTTTCTGCGCTGATAGCGTTCTACTAATACATCCATAAATTTGAAAAGTTAAGGTTTAAGTGAATAATTATATGTTTTCTTTTTGATACTACAAATATACAAAATCAGAGAGGCAAAGTCAAGTAAATATGGTTTTATTTTCTCTGATAATATAAAAAGTTTTATACCGGATATGTATCAATACTATTTCGATAAATTGTCTTGATTATTTATACAATAGATCGTTTTATTTAGCATGTTTTTCCAAATATTCCAATGGCGGAACATAGTCATATATTTTTGTCATCGACGGATTATGTCCGAAATATACATTCCCAGTCTCTCCATTACGCTGCTTGGCAACGATAACCACCCCCAGTCCTTCTGTCGGGTAACCGCTTTCCCGGTCGGTGACGACGCGTTGCATGGCCGGTCGATAAAGCAACATCACGACGTCCGCATCCTGTTCGATAGCTCCGCTCTCGCGCAGGTGTGCCAGTTCCGGACGTCCTCCGGGGCGATTCTCCGACTCGCGGTTCAGCTGACTAAGCAGTACAACGGGAATATGCAGCTCCTTGGCTAGCAACTTGGCTTTCCGGGTGGCTTGTGCCACTTCCTGTTCGCGGTTGCGGTTGGCCTGCTTGGTAGCCATGTCGCAGAGTTGCAGGTAGTCGATAATAATTGCGTCACACTGATTGCGGCTCTTCAGTAGCCGGGCACTTGAGCGAATGTGATCCATGCTGACAGAAGTGCTGTCGTCCACGTAGATGGGGAGTCCCGACAGTTCTGAAGCTGCGGTGTGGGCATTTTCCATCTCTTGTGAGGTAGGTATTCCGTTCCTCCACCGGTAAGGATTAATGTTGCTTGCTGCTGCCAGCCATCGGTCGGCAAGGCGTTCCCCTTGCATCTCAAGGCTGTAGACGGCCACCGCATTGCCCGCCATTGCCGCGCTGCGTGCCAGGTGTAGGGCAAAAGCCGTTTTACCTACGGAAGGCCGGGCGGCAATCACTATCAGATCACTATCCTGCAAACCGCCCGTTTTCTGGTCGAGTTCGGTCAGACCGGTGGGGATGCCGGTGACGCCGTTCACGCTTTTGGCAATACGCAATTCAGCTTCTTTCAGCGTGTCGGTCATTAGGGTGTCCATGCAGCGTATATGGTCGTGGTGTCCGGATTCGCCTTCGAGACGGTCGAGCAGGTTGTGCGCGTCGATGAGGGTGTCGTCGATGTCGATTGTTTCATCCATGGCGCAGGTGAGGAGTTTGTTGAAGCCGACTACGGCTTCGCGTGCCAGATATTTCTGGTGGACGATTTGCGCGTGATACTCGATGTGGGCGGAGGAAGCTACCCGGCTGCTTAGTTGTACGATGGTATACGGCCCGCCTATCTTTTCGAGCACTCCGCGACGGGTGAGCTCTTCTTTGACGGTGAGAATATCTATCTTTTTGTTTGCCTGATACATGGCTATCAAGGCGGCGAAGATCAGCTGATGATGATCGTCGTAGAACATTTCGGGACGTAGCTTGTCGGCTATGAGTGGCAGAGCCTCCTGTTCTATCAGGCAGGCTCCAATGATGGCTTCTTCGAGTTCGCTGGCGTGTGGTTGCATTTCTTTTCGATGTTTTTTAGTCTATATATTCGTTTAAGAAAGCCTTGTCTTTCAGGTAGGTGGCGGCAAGGGGGATGAAACGTGTGTCGTTGGTGTGGTAGTAGACTTCCTCGATGTGGTCGATGGCTGTCTGTTGTTCCTCTTTGGTGAGCTTGTCCCATTCGCGGCGGGCACGGGCGACGTACTGTTTGGGTTTTTGCATCGTTTCATGATATTTATCCCAGAAAACGTCGAACACTTCGGATTTTTCTTTCTTTTTTTCTTCGCGGGTTTCCGGAGAGATGCAGCCGGTCCAGAAATCATAGTTGTTGATATGAATGTGGAAGATTCCTTTCTGGTGCGGGATGATCTTGATAATGCCCTCTTCCTGGATTTTTTGAAAGAAGCGGAGGGTTTTGGATCGGCTCCATTGGAAGAGTCGGCTCCAGTGTTGCTGGCTGATGACGGATTCTCCGCGTTGGCATACGATGTCGATCTGCTGAATCTTGTACGTGGTTTCCGAGTAATTGGCGTGTATCAGGACTTGGAGGAGCGCTTCCAGTTCTCCCGGCGCTTTGTCGTTTATCTGACGTTTTAACAGTGCTTTGGGAATCAGGATGTAGCCTTCGTGCAGGAGGTTGTTTGGAAGTTGTTTCATTGAGGCGTATTTTTATTTACTTGTTGTTGATTGCGGGTTATCCCCATTGTGCATACATTGTCGGATGCGGCTGCGAAGGTAGTGCATGAATGGCTGTTCGTGCAAATCTTTTTTGGCTGGAATGGAGGTGTTTTGAACGGTATGGTGGTATTTGGGCTGTATTGGGGGCTGTAGGACGGAAATAATGTTGTTCTGTGTGACACCGCGCGGGTGTAAAAGATGAGATTGGGGGAATGAATAGAAAAACAGAGGTTCTGTTGGGATGAAACAGAGCCTCTGTTTATTAGAAATAGAACCTCTGTTTGCCGTAAATAGAGGCTCTATTCGGGGACATGCGGTTTTCTTTTTAGTATTTTTTTTGACAAAAAATCGAACAGCCAAACGAACACCCCCTGAAGGTGGCTCAACTGCTTGTCTGTCATGCGTTTGCAACGCTCGAAAAAAAGTAGGCGAACCACCAACCGAACATATATAAATACTAAAATATAATAATCTATATAATATAGTTCGTTCAACACGTTTTTTTTGTGTTTTCGGAGGTGTCAGGATGCAGTAAATCTTTACTTATGGGTGATGCGCTAACGTAGGATTATTTTTTCCGGTCCCCAGGTCATGAAAAGGATCTGCTGTTGCTTCGGACTTAGACGTGTTGTTTCGTGTACGTAGTGTGCGGCTTTTAATTCGTCGAAGAGCAGTTTGTCGAGTTCTATTTCGTTTCTCATTCTTTTGCTGGCTGTGTCAGCGTTAGAATATTCGGGAAAATACTCCTGCGCTACGGCAGAGAAGGTTTTAAAACCATTGATAACCCATTCTCGTTCTTCCATTTCTTCTTCGTTTTCGTTTGAAGTCTTCAT